CTTTCGGGCCCTCTCTGTTCACGTCCCAATTCTATCCCAGGAGGCAAGTATGGCTAGTAAATCTGCTTCTCAGTCTAAGACTGAAATAGTAGAAATACAGGTCTTCCTTAACTCTCGCGGCAGAAGTGTCGTGAATGGTACCTTGTTAGTCGACGGTGAGATGAGAACTGTCAAGCATGACCTCTCCTTTGAGGATCGTTCCTTAATCGGAAAGGTTATCTTGAACGCTCTCGATCGCCCAATCAGCTAATTTAGGTAAGGTCCCACGGTTCATAACTCCGTGGGTTCTGAGGACCGAACGAAGGGTGTGTCGGAAGATGTATGAGTAAGAGCATATATCATCCTGCGAATTAACGCTACGGATAAGTATAAGTCTCTCTGAGCATCTTGTCCCGCTCACGTCCTTCACTTGGTCCCCTTCTCTCGTGCTTCGGCACCGGAGTCTCTATGTCTAGCAGTAAATTCCATCGCCGTTTTGAAGCCGTAGTCCACCATACTGGTTCTGGAGCTCCAGATGAGCAGTTCCTTACTGATGATGGTTTAATCATCAGGGAGAACACTGTCTCACGTGGAGGTTCCATCCCCAACTATCGTAGAGTCATAGCTTCTGGCGGCAATGCTACCACGAACCTGTCTGGGGTTCTTTGGACTTTTGCTCAATCTCAAGCTTTTCTTAAGTCTGAGGTTAAGCATATTCCAAACCCAGCGGTTTATGATAGTGAATCGGAGGTTTCGGGGAATATTCTTCCCCTTAGCATACCCGGTTCTGGAATTCCTACGCTGGAATTATCGGAGATATCCGCAAAAAACCTGGCCCTGACACGCTACTATCAGAACCTCGCCTCTGTTTCCTCATCCTATAAAGGGATGGTGTTCACGGGCGAGCTCCCTGAGACGTTGCGGATGATCAGACATCCTGCAAGGGCTCTTCGCAACGGGATTGGTAACTATCTCAGCTTCTTGAGAAAGAAGTCTGGACGAGTGGCCAAACGTCAGCGACCTTCCTTTGTGCGGAAAACTTGGTTAGAGTATAGCTTTGGATGGAAGCCTCTCATCAATGATATCGACGGAGCTATTTCTGCTTTCTATCAATCGAAATGGGCCCACCCCATCTTTGAGATGGTGAAGGGAACAGGTCGGGATAGTACTAGCATAATGAACTCCGATAATATCAATATTGACGTTGGAGGTGGACATCGACTCAAAGCCTCTCATCGTTCGGAGGAGGAAGTTTATGTCAAGTACTTCGGAATTTATCGTTCCGATGGACGTGGCATTCCTAACTCTCACTCTTATGGGTTTTCCCCATGGGAGTTTATCCCTACGATTTGGGAATTGATGCCTTACTCTTTCCTCGTGGATTATTTCTCCAATATTGGAGCGATTTTATCCTCGTGGTCATATCGGTTTCTCGCGAACGGCTGGACATCTCGTACGATACGTAGAACATTCGAGCATTCCTGCTTTGATGTTCGCCACGTACCGGATGAGGTTGGCTATCCGCGCGCTGAGCACACCTTTGTGACTATAGGGGATCCAGGTACCGCGTCTTATAAGGTTGTTAGTGTGAACCGAAGTCGAGATGCCATACTTGAAATTCCATCTTTGGAGTTAAAAGTTCCTGGCAACTGGACTCAATGGGCCAACATTGTTGCGCTCACGACTTCACTTTCGCAAACTCGTAAGGCGTTAGCCCGCTGATCTCAGCGGTTTCTCAACTTTCTTTGAGGGTTACAGATCCATGGGATCGTATTCACCTGATGCAAGTACTACTGGCGGAAATGCAACTGGGTTCACCAGTCCAACTTTTACGTTGGCTACTGATTTGGCCCCTGATGCAAACTCCCGGCAGCATGTTGTTACCGCCTTAGGCGGCACACAACCTGCTTCCGTTCGCGTTTCGTCTAACGGCGACCCCTTCACGGTTACAATGAGGAAATTTCCTTACCGGAAATTGCCCCCAAAGAACCCTGTGACTGGTTCGTACGGTAACGTTCCGCGAAACAAGGTTGATCTCCTATTTCGGAAGGGAATGAAAATCGACTCAGCTGGCACGATCGCGATCGGGGATGTACGAGTTTCGTACAATATCCCGGCCGGGGCCGAGCAATCTGATCCCGAAAACATTCGAGCTCTTCAGAGTTTCATCGCCGGTCTGCTTGGTGAAGAATCAGCAGACATCGGTGACTCTCTGGTCTCTGGGATTTGGTGATAAGCCATGTCCCGCTCTTCCGATGACAGGAATCTTCTTTTGAAGGTTCTTGTCTTTCTAGTTTTCGCCCTTTTATGTGTGGTCGGTGTTCTTAAATCCACCGACTTTCCGTTTTGGGGCGTGTTCTAGACTATAGAGACTACCTTGGGAGTTAGCAATTATGGGTATTCACCCTCTTGCATTATCTTCTCGCCTTTTGCAGGACTTATCTGGGCAAATCGAAACTTCTTCTTTAGATCGTATCAAAGGAGGAGAATCGCTCTGGCCCGGAATCTCTTTCAAAGAGCAAGCGGCGGCGTCGATCTGGAAGTCTCTCACGTCTAAGTGGGAGGCCTCTATGACGGACGATACGCGTGCGCGCGCTTTGAGTAAGTTTCTTCAGGTAAATTCTACCTGTCAAAACTGGAGATTGGAGCCTTCGGAATTTCTTCCTTGTGACGAATATCTCCTGGGAGAGCTTCGTAGCTTTCTCTGGAAATTTTGGCATAAGAAGAATCTATTCCCTCTAGTAGACCATGACTTCGATGTTCTCGAGAGAGGACACCTTGGCCCTGGTGCCGCTATTGGTTCGATAGGTAACGACTTCTATACGAAGTTGTTCTCTAGTCGAATGGCTACCACTAGTCCGAATCTATACTTTTGGTATAGACGCTATATTCGTGGTTTCCCTGAATGGAACAGTGCCGAGCTTACTCGGATACTTTCATACGGTGAGCCAGAAATAGTGAAGGGTAACCGTTTAGACTTTGTTCCGAAGAACGACGAAATTTCCCGGAGTATCTGCGTTGAGCCCTCGCTGAATATGTTTTATCAGCTCGGGTTCGGCTCGATCCTCGTTTCTCGGCTGAAGGAGATTTGGGGTATTGACCTCGAATTCCAACAGTTCAAGAATAGGGAATTGGCTCGAAAAGGTTCATGGGATGAGTCTTTTGTAACAATCGACTTGTCCTCTGCTTCCGATTCGATTTCTTTGAAGATGCTCAAGTGGCTTCTTCCCGCTGATTTTTATGATCGGCTGGTGAAGTACAGGAGCCCTTCTTCGAAACTGCCTAATGGCGGGTCCGTTCAGCTTGAGATGATATCTACTATGGGTAACGGTTATACGTTCCCCTTGCAGACTATCATTTTTACTGGCGTCGTACTCTCTGCCTTTCGGATGAGTGGATTGGCACCCATTTATCCTCGAGGTGTTAGCGAAGGTAACTTCGGAGTAAATGGAGATGATATCGTGGTCCCTCGTGAGATTTCTCATAAGGTTCTACGACTTCTCCACCTCCTCGGTTTCGTAACTAACAAAGAGAAGACCTTTGTCGAAGGTCCGTTCCGAGAGTCCTGTGGTGGCGACTACTTTCAAGGTAGGAACCTTCGCGGTGTCTACATTCGTAGACTCAGCGAACCACAAGACTACTACGCTGTAATTAACCAGTTGAATCTGTTCTCGACAAGAACAGGTATTCGCCTACATAAGCTCGTCAAGTATCTTCTCGCCAGAGTAAGATACCTACCCGTGCCCGTGTGGGAGAATGATGACGCAGGAGTAAAGGTGCCCTTCTCCTTAGTAACAGGAAGACTGCGGATCGATCGGAACACGCAAAGTATTAGGTACTATGCGTGGACTCCGCGACCGGGTCCTTTGTTACGTATAGGAGAGTGGCAACTGTACACACCGCGAAATTTCAAAAGGAGGGAATTCAATGCCTCAGGGCTTTGGATTTCCGTATTACAGGGATCGGTTAACCCTATGGGAATCCCGCTTATTCCTAAGCGAGTTTTTTATAGGGCAAAGTCTCGTATTGCTCCGAACTGGGATACCCCGGTTTGTAGCGATATAAGGGCGGTCCAGCTCTTTGCGGGCTGGTTCGTTTTTCGGAGGTGGGAATCCTCCGTCTATGCTAACCTTTATGGTTA